TTCTAGTGATTTGCGTACCAGGACGAATAGGTCCTCCGTAAACCCACATCAATGGCACAACAGAATCTAACTCATATGCAGCACCAAGGTCAGCACCTGCAGGTAAATCAATAGAGTTTGCTCCAGCAGTGATAGTTACACCACTAATAGTATGTGGTGATGTGGTTTCTGGATCATAGTTAACTGTAGGACCGAAATAATTTCTTCTGTTAGCAACTGTGAGAGGTTTAGGAAATAAACCAGTCCATGCATCTTGTGCGTGTGTATCGACTGGATTAGTAACTTCAAATGAGTTGGTAAATGCTGTACCATTGTAGAGGTAACTTAAATCACTTGCTGGAGTAAGACCAGATGGATGTTCAGTTGGTGGCCAGTTCTGTGCAGGAACTTTTGACCAATATTGTGATCCTTCAAAATTATAAAATCTATCAGTTGTTGGTAGAGTAAATTCATGTTGTTCATCACCATAAAATGTTGCTTGAACTCTACCGTTTTGCCATAATGGTGCAGTCTGAGCATTAGCTAACTGACATTCAGAATAACCATAGTCTGTCACACAGTTACCAGTAATACCACCACCCACTGCGATGTTAGATGGTTCAAATGGATGAGGACCTGAGAATTGTGCAGTCGCTCTTTGATATGTGCCAGGATGATTATGTCCTTTTGTATGGTTAATACCTAACTTTCTATTAACGGTATAGACTGTTGTACTGAAATCTGGAGGTGAAATACTAATATTAGTCATCTTTCCAGACAATAGAAGAGATGCATCAACACTAAAATCTATATCACAATTAGCAGAAATTGTAATAGGAATAGGTGCTTGTAAACTAATACTACCAAATCCATCAACCAATGCATCACCAGTATAACTGTTAGTAACTAATACATCATATGCATCTGACTGTCCATATTGATATTCTGTATCTAATAGATACTCAGGTTCTAAGTCAATAGGCATCTTCAATGACATATTTGGCAGACGAAATTTTCCAAAATATTCTTGAGGACTACCTTGAAATTGTCCATCTGTACCGTATGTGGTTCCAAGAATTGATGCTAACAGAGGATATCTTGAAGCTTCTTCTAATTGTCCACCACAGACAATCCATCCTTTAGGGATGTTAGAGAGTGCAAAACCCTCGTTACCATCCCCACTCCAAGGCATGATGGTGCCAACTTTGGCACTTTTCATCATTTTTACTATGCCGTATCGTACTGCCATGTTTCTTTATAGTTCTTGTAACCACCAACCGCGTAAGTCTGTTGGAATTTCAGATGCGTTTGGATCTCCTACTGCATCAGCCACACCCACATAAATTAGACCGAACGATGCATTTCGTGTTTGTACAATCATTTCACCAGATGCCCATGCAATTGTTGCTGGTGCACCAGAACCTGCAGTTGCTTTTGTACCAGTGCTATCACCTTGGATAGGAACAGCAGTTGTTCCAAGAGGTTTTGCACGGATAATCAAGTTAGCGTTGTAAGATAGATTACCACTTATATCAAGGAACCTAATCATGTCACCTGTTTGTGCATCATCAGGTAAGTAAACAATCATGTTACCACTAGATGATGGGTTAACTAGGTAATTACCATTAGGTTGTAGTGGGTTGTCAACAGTTTGTCCAAGTCCTGTGGTAGATGCTGGTACATATGTCCAACGACGACCACCATTAGCATTGAAGTATCTATTAATACCAAATGCATCAATAGATCCATCTTGATACATGATAAAGTCTTTAGGACCGATGCCAGTATTACCAGCAGCGCCAATGTTATCAATGTGTAATAGTTCAGATGCAGTGTCTGCAATATCTGATACTTGACCTTTGATGTAGAGTGATGCACCCATCTCAACAGAACCGTCATCATTCTCTACTCTGAACTGCAGATCATTGGTGCAAATACCATTTTCTTGACAAGTCTGTTTGAATACTCTCAACTGACCATAGATATCTGCTCTACCATTGAGGTACATTCCAGATCTACCAGTAAGTGGATCGAGGATAGCACCGTCACCTGGATGTCCATCATCGTTAGCAATGTTGAATACTAATGTTTCACCATCAGTACCATACATTCTAAGGTTACCACTAGTGATGTTAAGATCATCATGAACTCTTAATCTACCACCACCAAAGTATCTTCTAATACTTGCTTCTGGTTGATTGACATCAAGATTATCTCTGATGCTCTTAGGCATCTTAACACCAAACGCTGCGTCTGTATTACCATCAATACTATCAGGTAAGAAGAATTCACTACCAATTCTGATGAACTGTTCATAGTCAAGTTTTTGAGCAATTAAGTCACCATTAGCAAGTTTAAGAACAACTCTATCAGGATTTACATTAGGTGAAGGTGCTACAGTTCTACCAGTTGCAGGAATTGCTTCTAGTAAATTAGTAGTTCTAGCATCTTTAGTAATCTTGACAACAACAGCACCAATATCAAATTGTTGTGCAGTAGTTGTTTCTTGACCACGACCACCACTAGGGTAGTTGGCGTTTGCATTAAATGGTACACGCTTCTCACCAGAGTTAGCATCAGTTAATGGATCATCAGTAATTACGATAATCTCTGCTTTAGTTCCTCCTTGATATACAAGAAGCATATCATCCTTCTGGAAAGCAGAAATCTTATTAACAACCATGTAGTTCTGTTGACCAGCTGATAGAACAGATCCAAGTGTTGTTTGAGGACCATCTGCCTGTACAGTTGTAACTTCATACGTATATACAAATACATCATCAGTTATACTGTGTGCTTCAACTCCTGTTTGCCAGTTAGCTTGTAACGCCCAAACCCAACCCCATGGGTTACCAATTACGGTATCACCCATACATGTATTGACTTCAAACGTAGTGAAGTTTCTGTTGCCTAATGTTAGTTTTGAATCATCTGCAGTATCTTGAAGTTCATTAAAGATATTGTTAACAATAGGTGTGGTACCACAACCACCTTCTAATTTAAGTGAACCGTAGATGTTAAGAACTGAATCTTCATCGCTTGGGTCACCCATGATGATATCACCAGTGACACTATCAACAACAAATACATCTGTCTCATTTCCAGTATCACATCCTCTAGTAACAACCAGTTTCTTAGATACCTGATCAATTGGAGTTACAACAGCAACGATTTCACCCTGATTAAAGTCTCCATCGTTATTGGTATCCTCACGATCAACGATGACATAATCATCAGTTGTTAGACTACCACCAAACTGAGATAAGTAGAAGTTATCCTGAGGACCTGTTGCATCAACAGGTTGAGTTGTCCATGTAGCATCGAATGCGATATTACACTTCCAAACATTAGTTGCGTCTTGATGATTTTCAAGATAATCTTTTGCAGGAACTAACTGTTGAAGTTTGTACTTAGTGAATGAACCAAGTGGATGACGCTTAACCTTGAGGTAATAAGGAGCAGCACCCGCACCAGATAAACCATCTTCAGTAATTCTGACAAGTTCTGGATAACGTTCTGTAGCACCAGATCCAGTAGGAATTGTATCAATTAATAAGTAATCACCTGCTTGGAAGTATGGAGTTGGTGCATACTTCATTGGGAGATAGAACTCATCACCAGTAATTGCTGGTAGATCAGCACCTTCAGCACCTGCTCCAGTCTTACTTTCTTGGAAGTTGGTTCCACCCCATACACCAGCACCAGCAGTATCAACTCTGTTGAAACCAGCAGAGACTTCTGCTGCTGTTGGAGAATTAGGATCAGCAACTGGAATTACATTAACATTAATGATGTCAATGTTACTATTAAATGAGTTGTTCCCAAGTTCACCACTGGCATGAGCAAAGTCATCAGTACCAAGTTGTCCTCTATCACCAACGAAGGAGTATGATGCATTACCACCACAAAGTTTGATGTCAGCATTAAATCTTGCATTTGCATCAACAACAAAGTTATTTCTAATTGTTGTACTACCACCCTGACCACCAATAGTGATTAGAGATGCGTTAGTAGCAAAGTTAACTGTCTGTGTTTGTGTAGTGAAGAAGTTAAGAACACCTGCCTCAGTTCTTACAGTAACAACTTGAGTAGGATCAGTCTCATCACCACCAATTGTCTTATTAGCACCAATTAATAGGTCACCAGCAAGACTTGTTTGTCTAGTTCCAATCAGTGTATAAGAGTTAGAAGAGTTGTTTCCATATGCACCACCAATCTGAACCTTAGAAATGTAACTGGCGTCATCACCAATATCACCAAGGAATAGATTAGAGTGATCAGCAGAATTACCAACTCTGATAATACTATCACCAGTAGAACTG